CTAATAGGTCAGTTAGAGTATGTTCATACAGGCGATATTATGACCTTCATTTCAGGCTTGACTGAATTTATGAGAATTATCGATGGCGATGGTTTGGTGATAAAAAACACAACTGTCGTTAATAATGCGTTTTTAACAGTACAATCAAACGATAATGGTGGTGTTTTAGTTGGTCAAACAGGGACTAATGCTTATAGACACAGAACCCATGAAGTCTCAACAGGGATACACAAGTTTGCGAGCAGTAACAATACAGCAACTTTAAGTAACGCGGGTGCTTGGACTAATGCTTCTGATATTTCATACAAAGAAAATATTCAAGACATATCCTATGGACTAAATACCATCAAAGCCTTACAGCCTAGAAAATATACTGTAACTTGTGACGGCTCTACAGACATAGGTTTTATAGCACAAGAAATGGAAAAGGTTGTTCCAGAAGTCGTCATAGGAAAAGAGGGTGAAAAAGGTATAACGTATGGTAATCTTACAGCCGTATTAGTGAAAGGAATACAAGAACTTGAAGCGAGAGTAGCAACTTTAGAGGGATAATATTATGGCAATAAACTACACTTGGGATGTCAATACTTGCGATGTTTACCCCACAAAAAGCGGTAAATCAAACGTGGTATATACTGTGCATTGGAAACTAACTGGTACAGATGATACCAACAAAGATTCAGATGGTAATTTTTTAAACTACACTATGAATGGAAGTATAGTTTTAGACATATCCGATTTATCTAATTTTACAAATTGGTCAGATTTGACAGCCTCAAAAGTACAAGGCTGGGTTGAATCCACTATGCCAGCAGAAGATTTGGCAGAGAGAAAAGAGGTCATAGCAACAAAAATATCAAGACAAAAAACACCTACATCTGTTCAAAAAACTTTAGGATAAAACATGGATAAATTATTTTATGCAAACGTGGTAAAAATTATTGATGCTGGTTCGGTAAGAGGTGCCTGGAAAGGTCCAGAGCTAGAAGGCGTAGCAGTTATAAGAAAAACAGCTATAGCACAGGCAAAAAAATTAGAAGAAGAAGAATCCTCTGATAACGAAAAAACTACTAACAAGGAAGATACTCAAGTAGCGTCAATTACTAAAGTAATAGGAGAAGACTAATCGCTCAAGTAGCAGTACATAATATGCCTAGTGTCTATGTTATGGAGGCATTTATGCCTACAAATATGGTTGACGACATCAATAATTATTTAGATGAATATAGAGAAGATAAAAATAAAAAGTCTTTGGCTGGCACTTTAATAGGACAAATATCACAGGGCGAACAATTACTTTTAAATAATAACGATTCTAGGCTTAAAGAATATTCTGAATTTATTTGTAGCCTTGGTTCTGATTACATAAATTTCTTTTTTGACTATACAGGTTTAAAACTAACTAAACCTAAAAGAGTAGAAATAGATGCAACTTGGTCAGTACATAGCTACGCTGGAGACTACAATCCTTTACACGATCATGGCACAGCAACAATCATGGGAATATCTACAACTGCTTGGACTAAAGTACCGCAGCAGATATTAGATCAACCTGTAGCTGGATCGCCACAGTATTCTTTATATAATGCCTCTGGACATTGTGATGGTCATATTGCTTTTAATTATGGAAGAAATGAATTATTAAATTTGGAAAGGTTAAGACCGCCTCAAAATTTTGAAATGAAACCAGAGATAGGCAAAGTGTTGGTATTTCCTTCTTGGTTGCAACACATGGTATATCCCTTCAAAGGTGAGGGTGAAAGAAGAACAGTAGCATCTAACTTAAATTGTTGGAATATTTCAAACGAATCATTAACAGAAGGAGAAAAACTATGATGTGGATTAATTTATTTATGTGGGTAACAGCTATTATAGCTATAGCTTCACTTGTAGCAGCGGTTACACCAACTCCTCAAGGAGATAAATGGTTAGCTAAATTATATAAGCTAATAGATTTTTTAGCTTTAAATATCGGCAAGGCCAAGGATAAGTGATGAGCTGGTGGGGTAAATTAGTAGATAAAGTAACTGGCACAAAAAGAGTAAAAGTTAGGGCCAGGGACGAAGACGGTAAGTTTGTGGGTGATGATAAATCTACTCCAGATGTTAATGAGGCTTACACTACAAAAAGGGTAAAAAAAGACAAATGACTGTAGATGATTCTGATCTAACATCTTTAAAAGTATACGAAAGAGAGTCTGCTATTAGATTTGAGTATATTGAAAAAAGACTTGATGAAGGATCTGCAAAATTCAAAAGACTAGAAGCACTTATATGGGGTATATACCCTGTATTAATAACTTGCTTAGTTGCTACCAGGTATATCTGATGTATGAGTACTCTTGTAAAGTTGAAAAAGTGGTTGATGGAGATACTTGTGACGTTATTTTGGATCTTGGCTTTGATATTCTTTATAAGTCTCGTGTTCGTTTATATGGTATTGATACTCCCGAGTCACGTACTCGTAACAAAGATGAGAAGGCTAGAGGAAAAATGGCTTCAGCTTTCTTAAAAGAAGCTATAGAGGAAGGAGAGAAAGTAGTTATACAAACCAAGCTTAAAGACTCTAGAGGTAAGTTTGGTAGAGTTTTAGGTGACGTTGTTGTAGATGGGGTAAACATTAATCAACTTATGGTTAAATGCAATTTAGCAGTAGCTTACTACGGTCAATCAAAAGATGACGTAGAAGCTGAACACATGCGTAACAGGGACATTCTTATAAAAAAAGGTCTACATACCCCGGTAGATTAATGGACCAAGCAGTTCAATTTATTAACGAAGTAGGCTTTCCTATAGCTGCTGCGTTAGGTCTGGGGTTCTTTATTTGGAAACTAATTAACCGTATTATTGACGGTATGGAAAATAAAGTAGACGTGCTTGACGATAAGGTTGCTGACCAAATAGAGCAAATGGAACAAAGGCTTGGTACCAAGCTAGATTCACAACATGGGATTCTAGTTGCTCTTATAGATAGAGTTAGATCTCTTGATAACGAGATCATACGTCAGGACACACTTATCAAAACTATATTAGGTGTACCGCAATTAATAGACAGTAACAAGATTGCAAAGGCTGATAGGGACGACCAGAGGAAAGATTGATGAAAATGAATGACGGTATATTTGTAGTTGTAGGTATGACCTTAGTTTTATTGGTTGTAGCTATTCAGCAGATACAAGCAGATGAAATGACACATAAGTTTAAGAACCCTAGTTTTTCAGGTGTTGGCACATCTAGTCACTATCTAACTATAGAAAACCAAGAGTTCTCAAGAAAAGAAGCTATACGAGAAGAAATTAAAGCTTATCAAGAAGAATTAGAACGTGAAGCTGAAAACACAACATTAGCTAGGTTTATACGTAACCTAGAGAGTAGAATATATGCACAACTAAGCAGACAGTTGGTTGATAGTCTATTTGGTGAAACTGCATCTGATTTTGGAGTATTAGAATTAGAAGGTAATACCATAGAATATAGAGTAGAGGACGATAAGGTAACTTTAATAATTACAGATGAAGAAGGCAACACAACAGAAATTACTGTACCTCTCGGTTCTTTTACTTTCTAGTTGTTCTTTAATTATACCGCCTTTAGATAACGGCATACCGCCAGTTAGAAATATTGAGCCAGCTCAGATTGGTTATTTGTTAACAGATTTATCAAAATCTATAGAGCCAGAAAAAAAACCTGTAGTAGCTGTATACCCCACTTCCTTTACAGATCAAACAGGACAAAGAAGAAGTAATAGTCAGTACGCTAGTTTTAGTACTGCGATAACACAATCCCCAGATGCCTATCTAATAAGAGCTTTAAAACACTCAAATGTATTTGAAGTAGTAGAACGTAAAGGTTTAGATAATTTAACAAAAGAAAGACAAATTATACGTACTACCAGAGAATCTTTTGAAGAAAAACAAAAAGTAAAACCTTTGTTATTTGCAGGCCTTATTATGGAAGGAGGTGTCATAGGGTATGAAAGTAATGCAAAATCTGGTGGCGCTGGAGCAAGATACTTAGGTATTGGAGCTTCAAAAGAATATAGACAAGATACTGTAACAATTTCTTTGCGTACCGTATCAGTTAGTACAGGAAAAATACTACTAGAAGTGTTAGTAACTAAATCTATATTAAGTGCTGCTATCTCTTCTGATGTGTTCAAATTTTATTCAAATAATACTGAATTAGTTGAAATTGAAAGCGGTATGGTAGAGAATGAGTCTATAAATATTGCTTTACAGATGGCTATCGAGACGGCTGTTTTAAAGACAATAGAGGAAGGATATGAACAAGGCTATTGGAAAGAAAAGAACGGTAGTTAGCTTATTGTTTTTACTTATATCTTTGAATGTGGTGACAGCAGACAACGAGGTATATATAGATCAATCTGGTGCTACGTCTAACTTAGATATAGAACAAGTTGGCGGAGGCGGGAACATTATTGGTGGGTCTGATGCTACAGCTGGATCATCTAACATGACACCATTAGACTTAGATGGTGCAAGCATGACGCTAGATGTGCTACAGAAGGGTTCAACCAATAAGTTTCTTGGTGATATATGGGCAGATAACTATACAGGTTACTTCTCTTTTATAGGTGACAGTAACACTTTTAATATGTCTACAGACGAAACAAACGCAACTGGTGCTGATGGATCTAACGTAAATGTCCAGGTTACGGGCAATACAAACACTATGACACTTAATCATGCTATGACTGCACTAGCAGCAAATTTAGATTTAGATTGGATTATACAGGGTGGAGGTAACAGTATTACAGCATCTATAGATGTAGACGGCGCTACTAACTATATGGATATTGATGGTGATGATAATACTGTAACTTATGATGGTGATGGGTATGCTGGCGGTTATTTCTACTTAGATCATACAGGTAGTGATAGAACTTTTAATATAGATCAGGAATCTACATCAGATAATGATTGGCTCAAGATTACCTCTTCTGGCTCTAATGGCACAGTTTGTGTTACTCAGTCAGACGCAGGAAATTCATTCGTCTGTTGATATAGGATCTATATCTGAGCTTAGAGGAAACGCACAAGTTTTAAGAGATAAACCCTACGGGGCTGAATTAGACTTTGGCATACTAAGTTATGACAAAGTAGAAACTGCAAATGGCCGTATGGGTATCACTTTTATTGATGATACTCAAATAAGACTAACAGAAAACTCACAAGTATTGATTGATGAGTTCGTGTTTGATCCTAACCCAGATAAATCCAAAATGGCTCTTACCTTTGCAAAAGGTACAGCAAGATTTGTTACAGGCAAGCTTAATAAAGTTCCTAAGAAGAACATCAAGATACGCACGAATAGTGCTGTTGTTGGGATTAGAGGTACAGATTTCACAATAACTGTAGATGAACTTGGTAGATCTTTAGTTATTTTGTTACCCAATCTTGACGGTACTTCTAGTGGTGAAATAACGGTAGAAACCGCTATGGGTATGGTAGTTTTGAATAAACCGTATCAATCTACGGTAGCAAGTGTGTATGAACAAGCACCTACCAAGCCTGTTATCTTGGATATAACCCTAGATTTAATTGACAACATGTTAATTGTAAACCCACCAGAGCCTAGAAAAGATTTACAAGAAGATACGCAACAACAAACTACAGCAGATTATTTAGACTTCAACGACCTAGAAATTGACTACTTGTCAGAAAATTTTTTAGACAACGAAGCAGATTTAGAATTTACAGAATTAGATATAGATTACTTAGACGTAAACTTTTTAGAAGACTTGCTTAGTGTGTTGGATGCTTTAGCTTTTGCACAAGAAGAAGATCAATTAAACCAATCGGCTACGTCTGTAAATATTACAGGTACAGAAATAGGACAGGATAAAAAAACTCAAATTACAACTATAGTTCAAGGACAAGCTATATCTTTTAGAAGGATAGTAGGTAATTCTTTACGATTAGATATTGATAACTCTGGCAGTTATACTATTATTTTTGAACAATCAGGTGTTGTTAATACGGTTAAGGTAAATGGCGGTTCTTCTAGTACAATAAAAATTAAACAAGGATCGTCTTAAATAAGTTAAAATCTTTTAAGCCAATATTTACTTTGGAGGATATATGAAAGCACTACTTAAAAACTTAGTTGGATCAGTAGCACCAACCTTGGGTACAGCACTAGGAGGCCCTATGGGTGGTATGGCTGCAAACATGATTGCAGATGTATTGGGTTGCAAAAACGAACCCAAAGAAATACAAAAAGCTATAGACAATGCTACACCTGAACAAATGCTTGAGCTAAAAAAGGCTGAAGCTGAGTTTGAACTTAAAATGAAAGAACTGGAAGTGGATGTATTTAAATTAGAAGTACAAGATACACAAAACGCTAGATCAACTTTTTCTAAAGATTGGACAGCCAGAATTATAGGTATTGCTGTTATTGGTGGATTTATGGGCTATATATTCTTAGTCACCATCCAGCCTCCAGAACAAAACTCAGAAGCTTTGATAAATCTAGTCTTAGGATATTTGGGCGGTTTAGCATCAGCTATTATTAGTTTTTACTTTGGGGCATCTAACACACCCAAGGATGATTAATATGAACATATCTGAAGAGGGTATATCTTTAATTAAAAACTACGAAGGATGTAAGCTAGAGGCTTATCAGGACTCCGTAGGAGTTTGGACAATTGGCTACGGACATACAAAAGATGTAAAAGATGGCGATAAAATTAACCAGGACGAAGCCGAACATTTATTGCAAGAAGAAATGCCGGAGTATGAAGGTTATATCAACGATATGGTTAAGGTGCCGTTAGATCAATGTCAGTTTGATGCATTAGTTTGTTGGGTATACAACTTAGGACCAACTAATCTAAAAGAATCTACTTTGTTACGTATTCTTAACGAGGGTGATTATGGCGGCGTACCAGAACAAATAAAACGATGGAATAAAGCTGGTGGTGTTATCTTAGGTGGATTGGTCAAACGTAGAGAAGCTGAAGCTAATTTGTTTGAAGGTAAGGAATGGAGCAAGGTTTAAATGGCACTACAAAAAACAATATTCAGACCAGGTATTTATAGAGAAGGTACCGACTATGATAATGAAGGCGGTTGGTTTGATTGTAATTTAGTACGGTTTAGAAAAGGCAGGC